AAGAAAACGCTTCATTAGCAGATATGGAAAAGATGGCTGTTTACTTGAATTTGACTACAGTGCTTATCACTTAACATTGATAGCAGAATTAATTGGGTATGATTTTGATAAATCAGAAACACTGCATGACCATCTTGGGAGATATTATTTTCAAACTGATAAATTAACAGAAGAGCAATACAAACGGTCAAAAGAAATTTCATTCAAGCAACTTTATGGGGGGATTTCGAAAGAGTATAAACATATAGATTATTTCAAAATGGTTTCACAACTCATTAAAAAAACCTGGGTAAAATTTGATAAACAAGGATTTGTTGAATCCTTTTTAACTGGTAAAAAGCTCTATAAAAAGAATCTACCCAATATGAAACCACAAAAATTGTTTAACTATTTACTTCAACTTTCAGAAACAGAACGCAACGTAGCAGTGATTTCAAAAATTTTAGATAGATTAGAAAATGAAAAAACAAAATTGATACTTTATACTTATGACAGTTTCCTATTTGATTTCAATTTTGAAGATGGTAAAGAAGTAGCACGTGATATCAAATCAATTCTTGAATCAGGTGATAATTTTAAGGTAACTGCAAAATCTGGACCCAATTATGCAAATATGTATGATATAACGAATAAATTTGATGAGTGACTATTTATATATGAATGAGAAAAAACAGAGCGTTATATTGAAAGAGTTACTTATAGACTATTTAGTAAGAGAAGTTTCCCACAGATTATCTGACGGAATACCTGATTTTACAAACCCAAAACATATCCAAATTTTAAAAGATATTCTTTATGAGCATGGGGCAGATTACACTGAAATTGAAAAACTCATTTCAGTAATTTCCAATAATGACTCACCTATCGAAGAAAAACAAGAACAACTTGATGAAGCTCGAAAAGGAAAATCCTATATCCAAAAAGCACGTTCAACAGATATTGAAAAGGTTATTGACCACTTAACAAGTAATGTTGTATATGACCAAGCCATAATTGATAAAATGTTGCAACTCGTCCAACGGGACCAAACAGCTTATTATGAAACGTTAGACAAATTAAAAACATACAACATTCCAGATAAGAATGCTATAGAAATTGCAGAAGAAGCATTTTCACGTGAAAACGCAGATAAATTTTTACTATACTTACGCAGCCGAAAACTTTCAATTGGTAAACTACATGGTAAAACACTTAAAGGTGTTATCCGCGGTTTAGGGATAAATCAAGATTTCATTAACTGGTTAACAAATTATCAATGGCCCATGTCACCACCAATGGGTTCTGGTGAAGCCGCTTTAGCAGTTTTCCTAAAGGATGGTGCGATGTCACCAGGAGCAGGAGATGTTGCAGTTGGTGGGGACGTTATAGAAGTAAAAGGCTCAGGTGGACGTCTAAAGGGGCAACACGGCTTCGAATCAGGAGTAACAGCTGCCAAAGCATTTGTAAAAGAACTCAAAGCTCTTGCTGATAAATACAAAATTAGTGTCAACATTCCAAAAATTGGTTCAAATGATTTCAATTTAACGGGTGAAAATTGGGCCGTTGAGAGAATTGGAATGGAATTGATTAAACAGGGTAAAGGTAAGATTAAAAGCTCACATATCAAGAAAGTTTGGACAGCAGGGTTTGAAGCTATGTGGTTAAATATGTCAGGTGATGCAAAGAAATATCTAAAAAAAGCTACGGGTGAAGTTAAAGTGGATGGTTCAATATCTGACCATGGAAATACCGGAAAATTCAAACAACATTTACTATCAGCTACGTTAGCTCATTACATGGATAAGGACGATTTTGATACGTTAGTTATTCTACAACGTGATGGGAAAATGTCAGTATTAACAAAAAGTGATTTAAGTAACCCACTCAAAAAAATCACTATAAATAGTGCACCTGTATTTGGTTCTAAAGCAGGGACACAAGGGTCTACATTCCAGGTAAGCGTATAATGGATACACAATTACTCTGCACTTTCACTTCGAAAAAACAACTTTATGCTACAATTGACAGTATTCTCGATACATATGAAATCGCTTTCAGTAAGATTTTCGTATTAGAGAATATCAAATTAGAAGACGAATTAATGTGTACCTATAACATAATTCTCGGTGAAGATAGTGGTAACAATTTACTGCATAGTACAATTTCACTTCATAGAAAAAAACAAACAAATACCCTTTATACAATTAATGCGCTCAATTTTGTAATTGAACTTTTGAACGATGGGGTATTTGATTCCAAATTCCCAATCCCGTGGGACAAATATAGAAATTGTTTGTTAGTTACGGATGATGATGGACTGAAAAGAATTGATACACGGATATTCGACATTATTAAAATAAAATAGGAGGTCTCACCATGAACATATATAATGATTACAAACTGTTCACAAATTACAACGGTGCTACGGATTTATGGGATGTGACTCTCTACAATGTTGAAGAAAATGACGCTACACGAATTGGTATGTTTGATGATAACGACCAAGCTGATAAAGCAGTAGTATTAGCAGAGGTAATGTTAGAAAAAGGCTTTCAACCAGAATGGATTTCAGATAAAGATATTGAACGTTTAGAGTTTTAGGTTCATATTTATATATGGTAAAAGGTTACATGTAAATTCATACATATGAATTGACAAATAACAAATAACAGATAACAGATAACAAGTTAGGAGAATACTCATGGCATTAGACCTTGAACAAATAAAAAAACGTCTGACTCAACTTAAACAGACTACGCAACGGCAAAACAATCTTTGGAAGCCCTCACCAGGAACTTCACAGATTCGGATTGTACCTTACAAACACAATAAAGATAATCCATTTATCGAATTGTACTTCCATTACGATGTAAATGGACGCACTTACCTATCACCTGTCTCATTCGGACGTCCCGACCCCTTCGTGGAATTTGCGGAAAAGCTGAAATCAACAGGAAGCCAAGATGATTATCGTCTTGCAAGAAAATTAGAACCAAATATGAGAATCTTTCTTCCAGTCGTGGTTCGCGGCTCTGAAGGTGAAGGTGTAAAGTTCTGGGGTTTTGGAAAAACAGTATACCAAGAACTTCTTGGATTTATTGCAGATCCAGATTACGGTGATATCACAGATCCAGTTTCTGGTCGCGATGTTGCTGTTGAATTCAAATCAGCAGAAGAACTTGGTCGCTCCTTTCCAATGACAACAATTCGTGTCAAACCAAATCAGACGACATTGACAGATGATAAAAGTCAGTTGGAAAATATGTTCAACAATCAAAAGAATATCACTGATATCTATAAAGAGTTATCATATGATGAATTGAGAGATGTTCTTGAAAAGTGGATGAACCCAGAAGGTCAAGAAGAAATACAAGCATCAGATGTACCAGCTTCGACACCTCAAACACAGACAACAGCTGCATCGACTGAGAGTCCTCAGAAGGTTGAAGAAATTTCCAAAGCATTCGATAAACTATTTAACGAATAATAGAGGCCTAAAATGGCAAAAGAAAAAGACAACGTAAGGGATGAACTTGCTTCGTCTTTGGCGGATAGCATAAATAAACGCTTTAAGGATTTCAAGGCTGCTTATTTCTTAGACAGTGCAGAAGAATCACCAACAGATATCAGTGAGTGGATTCCCACAGGTTCATCGATATTGGATTTAGCGATTTCAAATCGCTCTGGTGGTGGTATTCCTGTTGGTCGTATTACTGAAATAACTGGTTTAGAAAGTTCTGGAAAATCGTTAATTGCAGGACACATTCTTGCAAACACACAAAAGCAAGGTGGAATTGCAGTTTACATTGATACCGAAACATCAGTGAGTCGCGATTTTCTTGAAGCACTTGGTGTTGATTTAAACAAAATGCTCTACGTTCCACTCGATACGGTTGAAGATATTTTCGAAGCAATAGAAGGTATCATAGAGCAAACAAGAGCATCATACAAAGATAAACTGGTTACAATTGTCGTTGATTCAGTCGCAGCAGCTTCTACAAAAATCGAAATGGAAGCCGATTTCCAAAAAGATGGTTATGCTACTCAAAAGGCTATTATCATTTCGAAAGCAATGCGTAAAATCACTTCAACAATTGGTAGACAGCGAATTGCTCTTATTTTCACCAATCAGCTCAGAATGAAAATGGGTGTAATGTTTGGTGATCCTTGGACAACAAGTGGTGGTAAAGCTCTTGCTTTCCATTCATCAGTTAGACTGCGCATTAAGAATATGGGACAGATTAAGAAGCGCGTAGGTGGAACTGAGCAAGTGGCTGGAATCAAAAGTAAAGTTCAGGTTATAAAGAACAGATTGGGACCACCATTAAGACAAGCTAATTTCGAAATCTATTTCGATAGTGGAATTGATAATTATGGAAGCTGGTTAAGGGTTATGAAGGACTATAAAATAGTCAAACAATCAGGTGCGTGGTATACATTGAATTACAATGATGAAGACCATAAATTTCAGTCCAAGAATTTTGTAGAGTTATTAGAAACAAAAGCTGGATTGGAAGAATACCTATATGGCAAAATTTGCGATGCTGTAATTATGAAATATCGCAAGTCTGCTTCCGTTGGTATCGATGACATCGAAATAGAGGAAATGCCTGACGAAGTTTAAGATCAAACGAAATGGTTACGATTGAGAAGTCTCGCTTCAATGAGATAATTAGGCAGATCCAAGAGGAACGGGAGAAAGTGGAGGCCGTCGACACTGATATCAATGATAAAATATTGATAGTGGACGGCCTCAACACTTTTATTAGAAGTTTCAGTGTAAATCCAAGTGTCAATGAAGATGGAATCCATATTGGTGGAATGACAGGGTTTCTACTCTCAATTGGTTATGCAATTAGAACCCTAAAAGTCACCAGATGCATTATCGTGTTTGATGGAAAAGGTGGATCTCAACGACGAAGAAAAATCTATCCTGAGTATAAAAGTAAACGCAAACCAAGTGTCCGGTACAATCGTTCAGATAGCGTTGCTGATTTAAGAGACGAAAAACAATCAATGATGATGCAATTAAGCAGGTTAGTTGAATATTTAGACCAACTTCCTGTTTCTACTATAGTTATTGAAAATGTTGAAGCAGATGATGTTATGGCTTACATTGCTACAGACATTTTGAACGAAGAAAAAAACAAAGTTATACTGATGTCATCCGATAAAGACTTTCTACAGTTAGTAGACAATCGAATCTCTGTATGGTCACCAACGAAGAAGAAGTTATATGAACCTGAGTTGGTCGAGGAAGACTATGAAGTTCCTTCACATAACTTTTTGACATATAGAACCTTAACAGGGGATAAATCTGACAATATCAAAGGTGTTAGAGGCGCAGGTCTTAAAACATTAAAAAAACGAATTCCTGATTTATTCACTGATAAAATTATGAATGTTATAGATGTTGTCGAATACTGCAAAGAGAAAAAAGGTAAGTATAAAATTTATGGTGATATCATTGATAACGAAGACCAGTTAAAATTGAATTGCGTTTTAATGCAACTTTTCGATGTTAACATATCAGGTAATGCAAAATTGAAGATACAAGAAGCAGTGAGAAAAACAATCAATAGAACAATTAAATTCAAATTTCAGAAATTGATACTTGAAGATAAACTTTATAGCGCTATTCCAAACGTTGATTACTGGTTAAAAAATACTTTCCGATTTTTGGATTCTTTAATAGAAAATGATAATGAATAGATTTGCGAAACCATATTTATTAGCGAAAAGGTCTATTTAAGGGTTTTTAATGAGTTCTGATACATTTACAAAATATGGTAATTCGTTTCAAAGCAAGATAATTGCGTCGTTGCTTACTGACAAAGCTTTCCTCCAACAAATTTTAGAAATTATGGATGTCAATTATTTTGAATCAGACTCTAACAAATGGATTGTAACTACTATTAAAGATTATTTCTTTGAGTTTAAAGATTTTCCAACTTTGGAAGTGTTCAAAGTTAAAATCGAAGATATTGATGTTGATGTGATGCAAGTTACAACTATTGAACAACTTAAAGAAGTTTGGAAACATATAGATTCACCTGATTTGGATTTTGTAAAAACAAAAGCTCTTGATTTTTGTAAGAATCAACACCTTAAAAATGCGATTATGGAATCAGTTGATTTATTACAAAGCGGGCAATATGATGATATCAAAACATTGATTGACAGCGCAATGAAAGCTGGGACAGAGAAAGATATTGGTCATATTTACATGGAAGATATTGAAATACGTTATAGCGATTCAGTTCGTTCACCTGTTGAAACACCTTGGGAAACCATTAATGGTATTTTAGATGGTGGGTTAGGTTCAGGTGAATTAGGGGTTTTAGTAGCACCTGCAGGTGTCGGAAAAAGTTGGGGATTAGTAAATGTTGGTGCACATGCATTACTCAAAGGATTAAATGTTGTTCATTATACACTTGAGTTGAATGAAGCATATACAGGGCTTCGCTATGATAGTAGAATCACAGGAATTGCGTCTCAAAACCTGAAATGGCATAAAGATGAAGTTGATGATAAACTTAAAGATATCAAAGGTAATTTGGTTATCAAGTATTTCCCGACGAAAACAGCAACAGTAAATACTATTGAAGCGCACATTGAACGGATGACTCTACATGGTACGAAACCTGATATTGTTATTCTTGATTATGCAGATTTATTAAGAGGGCATCTAAAGGGTGGAATGGACAAACGTCACATTTTAGAAAACATTTATGAAGATTTAAGAGGACTCGCTGGTGAGAGAGAAATGCCAGTTTGGACCGCCAGCCAGGCCAACAGGAGCTCACTCGAAATGGATATTATCGAAGCAGATAAAATTGCTGAATCGTATTCGAAAATAATGGTTGCTGACTTTGTTATGTCATTATCACGTAAGGTTACAGATAAAATCGCGAATACAGGTAGATGGCATATTATCAAAAATAGATTTGGACCAGATGGTTTAACATTTCCATCACAGATGAACACCTCAACAGGTTTAATTGTAATTCATGATGAAATGTCTGTTAGTGGGAAAGAACAACAGAAAAAAATGAACAACTCAAATGAGTATTTAAGAAAGATGTTATCAAAGAAATTTAATGATGGGGATTAAGAAAGTGGTTGGTTTTCCATGAATAGGTTCTTAAATTCATTCTCAATAAAACCATCAGTTACATAAGGAACTCAATAAATGTTTTGGATCGCATGCAGAAAAGCAGCTCACGAAAATACATCGTTTTTAGGAAGAGCGATTGCCCGGAAAACAAGAAGTATTTACAGCCATAGTGAAATAGTTTTTCAAGATGGTACTGCAGTTATAGCAGAAGCAAGTATCCTATATAAAGGTGTTCGTATCGATAAGCATAATTTTGATAATGAAGAATTTGATTATTATGAGATTATTTGTGACGATTTCGATTATGAAAAAGCATACGAATGGTTATTTTCAGTTGTTGGTGAACGTTATGATTGGCTCGCAGTTTTGATGGGAATCATAAAGTGGCCCCATTATAAGTGGCATATTGAAGATTATTACCACTGTGGTGGAATGGTTTGTAAATTTCTAAAAGCAGGTAAACTGGATTTATTTCCATATAGGAATGATTTTATAGTTTCACCAGGGATGATCGCTAATGATTTTAGAACCAAACGGGTAAAAATTCGAGAAGGTATATAAAAATGATTGATAATAGATTTTCACTATCAGATAATTTTATTAAAAAGTATAGAGGTGTCGACCCATCATTTGGGTTCAATGGTCTTGGTGAACTCGTATATATGAGAACATATTCCAGAATAAAGAAAAATGGTCAAAATGAGCAATGGTGGGAAACAATTCGTAGAGTTGTAGAAGGTACGTACAATATACAAAAGCGATGGATAGATCAACACCAATTGGGTTGGAACCCATGGAGAGCGCAGAAATCTGCACAAGAAATGTATGATAGAATTTTCCGTATGAAATTTCTCCCACCGGGTCGCGGACTATGGGCAATGGGTACACCACTTATTGAAGAGAGGGAGTTGTATGCAACGTTAAATAACTGCGCTTTTGTCTCAACCAATTCAATCAAGGAAGATGTTGCTGAACCATTTACTTTTCTTTTTGATGCATCGATGCTTGGAATCGGGGTAGGTTTTGACACGAAGGGGCAAGGCCAAATAGTGGTAAAAGGTCCAAATATTAAAAGACAGAGTGAAATATTCCAAGTCCCAGATTCACGTGACGGTTGGGTAGAATCGATTAGACTTTTGATTGAAAGTTATTTTCATGCGACAGCACCAATTCATTTTGACTATAATAAAATTAGACCTGAAGGTGCGCTGATAAAAGGATTTGGTGGAAAATGTGCAGGATACAAAC